GCCTACGGCTGCCACCCCTCTAATCAGACTATACTTGTACCGTTAATTTTTTATTGTATGAGTCCACTCCGAAAAGTATCAGCGTTATAGTAAAGTTATTTGATACGGTGTAGCATTGGTGATTGANNNGTAATAACGTTAATAATGGAGGTAAGAAATGACACCTATCCAGAAACATTCTATAAGGTATTTGAAACTGTGGTCAGAGACAAATATGCACCACTTTAACGACATAGTAAAAGAGCTAGAGCAGCAGCCAGATGTGGATGCAGATGACCTTTATCGGTGTAGGTTTACAGTGAACTTTTATAAAGAATATTTAGAGGAGCTAAACACAACCTACCCTGAGCTGGTACCTAGCAAGTGGCAACGCCAAAACTGGAATAAACTCATTGAGAGGAATACAAGAAAATGCTAATTGGGCTGCATGATGCTGATCGGGACCATATGCCACGCAAGACCTTTCCAAACTTTGCCTTGATGAAGATATCAGCCTACCACAAGTCAAAAGGCGATGAGGTTGAGTGGTGGGTGCCTTTTAAGACATATGACAGGGTGTATAGTAGCAAGGTGTTTGACTTTACACCTGAAAACCTATATTTACCGTCCAACACCATAAAGGGTGGCACAGGTTATGGTTTATTTAACAATTTATATGATGTAGCATTACACAATGATGACTGGGGTAGATACCCAAGCCCAGAGGTATTTACCCCAGACTACTCTATATATCCAAAATGCGATTATGCACTAGGGTTTCTTTCAAGAGGATGCACCAATGAATGTAGGTGGTGCATTGTCCCTAAAAAAGAGGGTTATCTAAAAGAATATAGGCAATGGTATGAGGTTGTAAGAAACGACACCGATAAACTAGTATTGTTAGATAATAATATACTTGCCCATTACGATGGTGAGAACCAGTTAATACATCTTGCCAGCTCAAAATATAAGATAGATATTAACCAAGGCATGGACTGTCGCATGGTAAGTGGTAACATTGCAGATATCTTATGTAAAATAAAATGGATACGCTATATAAGGTTTAGTTGCGACACAGAAAGCCAGATAGAGCCTATGATAAAGGCAGCTGAGAAGCTCAAAGAAAGGGGTATAAAAAGCAGTAAGATATTTATATATTTATTAGTTACAACAGACATAAGCAATGCAGAAAATAGGGTGTATGAGCTGACCAGATATATACCCAATGTCACCATTTACGCACAACCAGAAATAAACCCCTCACAAGGCATAATGCCCAATAAGGCACAAAAAGAGTTTACAAGATACTCACTACTGAAAGGCTACCGTTATTATAGCTTTAGTAAATGGTGCAAGTATAAGGAATGATATTATATTTTTCGGTCGACTAGTAGTCGACCCTACAGACAATGGCGGTGCGGTTTTGTTTGCGGTGTAGCAATGTATGTAGGGCCGGGTATTACCCGACCGAATGTAATTGCAGAATTAAATTTAACTGTGGGGTTGGCGTAGCAGCTCACCCCTTTTATTTTTTTGTCAGTTGTTTTTCCATGAATAGCTTTATTCTTTGCTGAATGAAGCTGCGGTCGGCATCGTCAAGGAACATATAGGGTCTGGCGGGGATTTTTATGGTTCTTTTGATTTCTTTACCAGTCTTTTTACTAGTCCATTTTTGATTTATAATACCGCCTAGGTGGTGTATGCGTGCATATACAAGGTTTGAGCCAATGTAAATTGAATCACCTACAACTATAGGGCGGATGGAGCGAACCAACCTTCCTGTATCAAATAGCGTTGTGCCTTGCTGCCCTTTTTTATTAAGTTTCATAATATCAGGGGCATTTGGGTCTTTTTTCTTTTCAAGTGTGGGTGGGGTTATCTTGTTATCTCGTATCCTCTGCTGAATACGCTCTGTTATGCTCCTACCTATAGCAAGGAATAACGTTCTTTTCATTTGTTCGTTATCTTCCATACAAACTCCTTTTAAAATAATACTTGACATTAAAAAGCCTTTTTGGTTTTGTGCCCATGAACTTTCGCATAGGCGTGTATCGCTGTTTAAAGCGATTGCAGCACCCCCACTCGGTGATACACACTTAGTGGGTCCTTTTTTTACTCGTTTTTCCTATAAAGCATAAGCTCTTTACGCCGAACGTCTATATAAGTAGATTTATCGGCTGTAGGTATATGAGTCACCGATTCTGTGTCACCTGTACCGTGGTAGCCGTCTACAACCATAAATTTGATTATTTCATCAGAAGACGGGTCATAAAAGGTTTTAATTCGGCTAATGCGTGTGGCATCAATAGTTTTTCCTTCGCTATCAGTAGGGTGGAAGTTTATCCAGACTTCGTGTGAGTCTTTTATAGTTGCATCAGTGCAGTTAAGGTATTTTACCTTTTCACGTAGCCTTACCATTTGGTCTTTATTTGATAAACTATCATCTATAAAATGATCAACAAGGTCTGGGTGATGTAGCACAATGTAGCCAAAGACATCTTTTACACCTCGTTTTTCGTAGTAGTCATATAGAATCTGCATAAGCTCTTTTTTACTCAAGCCTGTAACATCAATAAGATGCACATCACCGGGCTTTGCTACCTCACCAGGTTTTAATGGTGGCTTCAGCTCCTGTGGGCTGTAGTCATCAATGCTATAGTGCTGTGCTTGCCATTCACCCACCCTTTGAACTAGGTCTTTAGTTTTTGCCTTACCTTCTTTTGTCTCATTCTGTTTGTTTAGTTGGTGTTCTTTGCCTGGGTTGAATCTGTGAGCAGCACCAGTGGATGTAGTTTCTGGTCTAGTATCATTGAAACGTGGTTCTTTTTGGGCTTCCTCTTCTGTCATTTGCACTGTGTAGCAACGGCAATTATATCCGTTTGGAGGGTAGTTGTCATCCCAAAATTCATTCTCCATTTTGAAAACATAGCCATCCATGTCTGCGTGAGATTTTCTGACACGTTCATCTTTGAGTGTGCAGTATTTTAGATAAGGCATTAGCTCATATAACTCCAACTGGTCTTGCCACTCGCGCGAGGCATAGGCAAGGTTGACGGCATCAACAAACTCCGTCTGCAGATGATAAGGGTTGTCTGGGGATAGCCCTTTGAGGACTACATTCTTTTTAAACTCACCAAAAGACCGCCCTTGCAAAGATGCAGCCATTGCCTCACCCTTAAGCCCCATATGGGCATCAGCTACGGAGGTAAGCACACGTTTAAAGGCATCCTCGCGGAAGTGATACAAAATATCTACATCTTGTGTGGTCCAGTCAATATCAAAGTCGATGTCATCATTGGTGATGTTTTTCGGGTGGTTCGGTCGGTTAGTAGCCGCTTCTGCAGATCTCTTTTTTGGAGTGTATGCCTGTAATATTGCATTGCACATTTGCTGCCCAAACTCTAAAAATATGTCTGTTGGGAATGGTGAAACTTCAATGTCTTTGAAAGACTTCAGTGTGGCAATGTATTCGTCGTGTTTGTCTGTTACTGCCTTAATCATTTTGTCAATGCCC